ACCGCCTCCACCTGTTGTAGTTGCTGCTCCTGCCGCTCCTGTAGCACCAGCGGCTTGGGCAATAGTAAGTCCGCCTCCAGCCGTTCCAGCCGCCCCGCCAATCGCTCCTGCGGCCTCGGCTGCACCTACCCCTGCCCCCGCTGCCTCTGCGCCCACCAAGGCCCCGCCTGCCAAACCCGCACCAAGGAACCCCGCAAGCGGGATCATCGGCCCTTCTGCAAAAGCTGACAACATCCCGGACCAAAAGGGATCGTCCGGCGTGTTTTGCTCTACCCCAAGTCTCGATGGGTCGTATGGGAAAACAAGCCCTGCCCTTTGCTGATTCACTCCAAATTGATTGGGAACCAGCCCAGCAGGAGCCATCCAGTTCGTCGCTCCCCATCCTTCAGGGGTTCCCATGCCTGTGAGTTGCATCCCCTGCCCAAGATAAGAACTGTATGGATTGCTGCTTCCGGGCTGCTGGTTTTCTGGAACAAACCATTTATTCGCTCCAGTTGGGTCTTGGAATGAATAGTATTCATATCCGGGAACCTTCTGCCAGTTTGAATAGCCGGAAAGGGCCGGCATTGGCGCAGGAGCCTGTGGCGTTTGCCACGTTCCGGTGAATGTTCCACCTGAATTATACGCAGGCGTGCCCTGTTCACCACCATCTGAAACCCACTCACTGCCGTTGTAAGTCATTCCCATTAGAAGTTCCTATTCATGCTGGCGGTACAGGCCGTGTTCGAGGAGCCAAAGCGTCTGGTATCTGATACGCATTTCCTATGAGTGGTTGCAACAACTGTAATACATTCGGCGCTTCTTGATTAGTGCGTTTGCGTACTGTGACATCGGCATTGACACGCCGATTGATGTAATCCTGTATTTGTGCAAGCGAAGCAGAAGGGTCGTCGGGGATGGATATGCCATCAGACCACCTCCTTAGATTTCATACCAGCCAGCGAGCGTGAACGTATTGCCACTTGCGACTTGCGTTGGCAGGTAGCAGCGCGAGGTCGTTACGTCAACGTGGCATACGCCCACCGCCACATTAGTAGTTTCGTTGGTCATCGTGGCTTGGCCCGCGATGCCCTTCGCGGCAACGGGGAGAGTGAGGTAATCGGTGCCAGCCACAGAGGCGATGGAGGTAGCAGCGGCGAAGGACACTTGGAATTCAAGCCGCCGACCCACGACCCGGTAGCGACCCGCATAGGTCGTGGCACCAATGACAGTAAGTGAACCGAAAACGGGAGTGAAGGTTTCCCATTTGTCCTGTCCGAGGATGTCTCGGTAGGAGAATCCCACCTTGTCAAGCTGTTTGTCGTCAAGCTCATTCAAGTAACCGCCTCGTCGTAGTCGATCTCAAGCGCCTCGGCCCTGAACGGCCCGTTGTAGGAATGCTTGAGCCGGTAGGCACGCCCGCCCTTGTACGACCCGCAGCGCGTGATCGTGGGGCGCATTTGGGTTAGGTCGAACGATCCGCGTGCCACCCACGTCGCGTAGTTATCATCCGATGTCTCAAGCGTTGCCGTACCTGCCGATTGCTTGTCCGAGATGAGCGTCACGCGCTTGATGAATTTGCGTCTGCCCGTGCCATGATCCACGCGAGAGGTGCGAATCTCCATCGTGTAGCTAGTGCCATCGTCCTGATAAAGCTCACCATCCGCGTACGGGTCGATGCGGTAGAGTTTGCCGCCCGTCTCGAAGCGGCTGGTAGCCACAAGGCTGTTGGTCGAGCCTGAACTGATGCCGTCGATGAATGTGCCCTTGGTAGAATCCCACTCAGACCACAGGTTGAGTCCGGCGTTATAGACGAGTTGCCGCACGAACGACGAGGTTTCCGACGCGCTTGCTTCGAGGAGAATATTGTCTCCATTCTCCAGAAGAATGAACTCTCCAGACTCAAGAAGTAGCTCCTGCGCGTCCTCGCTCGCCGTCGAGGCGGTGAACGTGGCGTAAGGATAGCCGCCCAGCCTGAACGATGAGGCATAAATCGTGTTGCCCGAGCCGATGATGCGATCCACGTTTGGCGTGCTGATTCGCTGCGCCTGTAAATCGCGTATACGATGCACTCCGATGTCACCCTCGTAGGGCGTGGAGACGAAGTAGATTTCGTTCTCCAGCGTCGTGACGGTGCGCTGATCAAGACAGCCGATCCGGTCGAAAAATTGTGGCGCTCGCTGCAACGGGCTTCCGCTGGAGAATCCCGCGTTATGAAACGCCTCCTTGGAAGCAGAGCCGAACACGATGATGGTGTTCTTGTGCCGCGCCACCGCTACGGGTGGGTCTGGTGACATCTGCACAGCGATTCTGGCATTTGCGGTCTGCGAGCTGGCCGAATTCAAGTCCATATTGTAGATATACCCGTCCGCGCTAACGACATAGAACAGATATCCGTCCATCTCGACGAACGCGGAGATTGAGGTGCCGGTGGTCACGAAGTCCGCGTCAATAATCTTCGCAATCGGTTCCTTGGTGATCGCAAGGTCGGCAAACGCGCCGCCCGTGGTTGCGGTGTCGAGGACGGCGGTGAAGGCACCGGAATCCACGCTGACGATGCGGGTTCCGGCAACGATATTTGAGGCGGCGCTTAGTTTCTGTCCGGGATACAGGCCAGCCGTGCTATTGGAACCTGAAATCTTAATGTCCGTGATGGTGGTCGAGTTGTTGCCATCGGCGGTATAGGCCGTGACATCCTTAGCGCCATCGACGTAATACCAGCCCGTGCCATCGGATGAGCGGATCATCACATGGGCGACGTTGCTGATGAGCGTCTCGGTGAAGTGAATAGCGCGGCCCGTGATGACCCCGACGCTGATCGTGCCGACATAGATCGTGGAGTCTGTGCTCCCGAATGCAGACAGGCTCGCGTTGAACGCCTGCGGCTTGATGAGTCCGGTGGAGGCAGAACCTGCCGCTACAAGACTATCCTGTCCCCAGCCAGGGCGCTTCTCGACGTATATCGTCGCCTTGCCTGTGACGGGATTCTGGACGAGGTTGAACGTACAGTTGAGGAACCGCTGATCCTCGTTCAGCGTGAGCGTGTTGGCCCCGTCAATGCCGCGAGTGTTGAAGGTGCCGACAAGCTGGAGGCGCTGAATAGGCATTAGAGGCGCGTCCTGCGGAAACTTGTGCTCACAGTTAAAGCGCGGTCTCCTAGCTTGCCACCGGGCCAGATGCCGTTCAGGGCATATACAGGGAGCCAGCCGAAGTCCTTAGCGCCTGCGTAGAAGCCCCAAGGGCCGCAGGCGATCGAGAGCCAAGGTAGCACGCACCAGAAGCGCAGCACGCGAGGCTTTGCGGTACCCATCCACTTACCGAACGGACGAATGAACCGCCCCCAGCGAAGCCCGAGCACGATGCCTGCGACTTGCGCCTGCGCGCCGGCCTCCTGATGGCGGTCCTCGCTGTCAGCCCATAGGGCATTGTGCGGGGTGCCGAAGCGAAGCTCCAGGTCAAGGGCGCGGATCATGGCAACTCGGCAATCACCGCCGCCACTGCGGCCTTGAGCGCAACAGGATCGGCTGCATTTGCAATACGCGGATCTGCAGGCGCGTTCCTGAGTATCGCCTTCTGCGCCTTTATCTGCGCCTGCTTGGAGGTGTCGTTATCTTCAAGCGCTCGGATATAGTCTGCGTCTAGAGCCGTGAAACGCGGGCCTCTCGCTTCTCTTACCCGGTCCTGCGCAATCGTTCGAGCCTTCGCCATGTTATGCACTACCGTGTTTCCTCCATGCTCCCAAGCATCGCGGAATGTCCGATCGGATGGGATCACGGCAAGATCAACAAATTGTGGATTGGTCGCTGCCATAGGCAGTTTTGCGAAAGCTCTCTGCTCGATCTCTGCATCCGTAATACCGGGCACCTCACCAAGAGTATTTCTTGTGGGATGTATGACAGTGACTCCACCATCAGGACGTGTATAGAGAATTTTGCGTAGTGCCATATCACTGGTCTCCGAAAACCGCCACCATCGCATGATCCGGGTCAGCTCCGGCGGGTGTAGCGGCCACTGTCCTACATTGGACTCTTGTCACTCCCGCCGTGTGCGATGCCGTAGTGATACGAGCATATATGTCCGTATCTAACTGTGCGGTGGCAACAGCGCAATATGCCGCAGCACTGAAATCTGTAGCCCATGTAATTGTGTAATCGCCCGCTCCGTTGTCACCGATGGATGTGACATTATAAGAAGCAGTATTTCCTGCTGCAGCGTCTATTTCTACCCACCCTTTTGCGGCGCTCGGGTGGAATTGCTGCACAGCAGGACTTACTAATGCTCCTGTAGCTGTGCCGGTTTCTTGCTGTGCTTGGGTAGCATTCAACGCTATCGCTAATTGCGTAGCCAGAATCTTCTTTTCGGCTGCTGCATCATTGTCGTAAATGGGTAATGAATCTGCGGCAATATCTGTTCCGGCACCCGTCAGCGCAGTCAAGGTAGACGCAGCGTTGAATAACTCCTGTGCGAGAATCTTCTTCGTCGTAGTGACCGACGTATCGACAATGGCGAATACGTCCGTTGCCGGATCGACGTTGGCTCCTGTAAGCGCGGTCAGCGCACTGATTTTCTGGTCAGCTATGGCACTCTCCTTTAAGTGCGCGGCGTTTTGCTTTCTTTAGTTTATTGGCTTCTACGCTATGCGCACTCTTGCATGTTCTACAAACTCTCCTACCACCAGTTCCTAGATATAGGTTCGGTCCAGACAATTCATGCCCACGCTTACATAATTGTTTGTTGGAGTTGAACCCAGCTTTTGTGAGCAACGAACGTCGTAGGTTTTCTGCGTAGGACACCAATTCAAGGTGATCTGGATTAACACACCAGCGATTACGACAAATGTGATCAAGACATTGCTTTGATGAACGAGGCGGTAGCGTTACATTTCTATAGACTTCAAATGCGTAACGGTGTGCTAGTACACGATGCTTAACGGCTGTGTCATGGAAAATACCATACCCACCTGCTGTTAGCGGACCGCCCCACATCCAACACCCTGTATTGGGTTCTGGATAAACTTTCGCTTCAAACTTGGATAACTCGGCCACGTTATCTCATCCTTATTGCACCCAAGCCATTCGCCCTGATCTGCAACGTGGAGCCGGAATGCTCCTCGGCCTTGTCCATGCCGTTCAGGTCGCTCAAAATCCGCTGGTACTTAGCCTCCCAGATCGGTATTCGAGCATCCCGCCCGATCAGGATTTCAGACTCCGCAAGACAACAGAACAGATACAGGTCCGGGTTGTCTGAGAAAAACGTCGTCAGCGCAGCCCCGGAAATTGCTGTGGGCTTCTTGTAATAGATACCCTGGACTGTGTAAGCCGAATCCGGGTAAGGACCGAAAATGAAATTGCCCCCGTACCTGCCGATGAACTGCGGGATGCCCGAGTCGGAAGTCTGCGGATAATTCGCCCGTATCCATTCTGCGGGACGGCGCTCAAGCGTGACTTGAGGCGAGCGATCCACCCACGCAGACTTAAGAGCGAGATAACTCGTAGGCAGTGCGAGAAGGCCGGAGGAGATTGAGGAGGAAAACGAAGTCTCCATCTCGCGGACGCGCACCTCCCGGAAGATGCGCGTCTCGGAGACGGTCACCAAGTCGGAGTAGACGCTCGCGCCGATGTCGCTCGTGCCAATATCGAGCCAGGACGCCACAGACGCCGTGAACTGGGTGTAACTGGCGAAGCTCATCGACTCTCCAAGCCCCCACAAGGGGTTTGGGGAATAGGTAATAGCACCCCGCTAAAGAGGTGTCAAATCCCTGTTTTTACAGGAACTCGGCGTGAATGGGGATGGGGGCCTTGGGGAACGATACCTCGCCCGCCTTGAACTTGAACAGCCAGTCGTTGGTCAGATGCTGCAAGCAATTCACGGCACAGCGATTTTGGGGGTTGAAGTCCTCACTTCCAAGGTAACTGAGCACCGACCAGTATCGCTCCGAGGCGAACAAGTCCTTGAACCTGGTCTTGGTGATGTTGCCGATATGCAGAGCCTTGTATTTCTCATTAAAATTTGGGCCGCAAGGCGCTACAAGTCCGTTGCCAGACATTTGAAGCACGAACGGAGTGCCATAGCATTTGGTATAGGCACGCTTGCCTTCGTCCTTGAGGCGGTTCCACTTCACCACGATCCTGAAATCTTTGCGGCTCAGAGCCTCGCACTGTTTGAAGATGTCGTGAAGCGGCCCGTAGTCCTTGTAGTCAACCTTCAGGAACCCGTCTGGGTCAGTCGCGGTGTGCTTGATAATGCCGTAGTCAACTCCCAACTCTGAGGCAAGCTTGGCGAAGGGCAGGAGCTGGTCGGCATCCCGTGGCTCGCTCACCAAGTTCATGTTCAGGCTGCAAGCGAGCTTGTCCCGCCTGACGATCTCCACCGCATCCCGGATGTTGCGGATTACCTTGTCGTAAATGGCCTGCTTGACGCCCATGATCTCGGCGTAGCGTTTCTTCTCTCCGGCACTGAAATTGACGCGCAGGTAGGAAAGGTGGGGAAGGATTTTCTCAAGCGTATCCTTGGTGAACAGGATGCCGTTTGAGCCTACGCCCATCTTGAGGCCAAGCGACGCCCCGTACTGAATGGACTCGGCGTAGTAGTCCACCATCGTGCTTTCGCCATCGCTAATCAGCGAGACGCCCTTGACGCCAATGTCTGCGGCGTCTTTCAAGAAATTGAACGCCATCTCTTTCGTAATCTCTCCTCCATCTGAGGATTGAGCCTGCGCGTAGCAGAAGTGGCAGGCCGCTTGGCAGCGACGAGTCCATGCAACATCCATCGTGACAGGGGCGATCTTCTCGCCGCGATCCCAGGCTTCGACGCGCTCGCGCCACCAACCGACCTTGGAGTGATCGAGCAGCAGTTCCTCGGCAGGAACGCCTGCGGTTACATGGGTCAGGAAATCCGAGTCCATTAGAGTTTCGCCCGTTGTGCTGGTGTCATCATCACGCGAAGTTTAGAGTCATCGCCTTGCAGGTCTTTATACACCCTACAGTCTAATCCAGTCAGGCTACGCAGGTGTTTCTCGAACGCGAGCAGCGTTATCCCTTGTGCTTCCGAGGATATTCCGTCTCCGAATTTAACCGTTACGTGCAGCGAGCTCATTGGATTTCCTGATGATTTCGTCTACCGACCGCTTAGGCGTGCTGGTGAACCGAATAACTGTTCCGACTTCCGCGCAGGCTGCTTCTACGTCCTCCGTCCATTTGCCGCCGTTCGCGTAGTCGATGCCCTTGACGAAGTAATCAGGTTTGATAAGCCTGATGGCGTCCATCGCGCTGTCTGTGGCGATCACATCGTCAACGCAGCGCAGCGCGAATAGGACGTGCGCCCGGTCAGCCCATGTGTTGATCGGGCGTCCAGGTCCCTTGTTCACGAAGGCGTCGTTCGTCAGCGAGACGATGAGCCGGTCGCCCATGTAGCTCGCGTGAATCAGGTGTTCTACATGGCCTCGGTGCAGCACGTCGAAACAGCCGTTAGTCAAGACTATCCGCATGGATTCTCTACGATCAGCGTCGAGCCTGACCAGCGCATAGCGCGTGCGTAGCAATCATCGACCTCCTGTGCGGTGCGTGCCTGATGCACATGGACGTTATGCAGCATGAGTCTGAAGGCGTTAGTGTGATCCTGCGTGTGCTGCGGCCCTGCGTCGAGCGGCTGCTTCTGGCCCACAGTCGTTCGGATGATGACCTTCGGGAACCAGCCGAACATAGGCAGCTTGTCGAGATGGTTCACCAACTGGTTCGCCGCCAGCAGCAGGAAGTCGAACCGTGGGTAGATGCAGATGGGCAACTTTCCCATGAGCGCGAGTCCGGTGCAGAACCCTAGCTGAAAATCCTCGATCACAGGCATCTCAAGGCGCTGCTCCATCGGCACTCCAGCTAATGATCCGTGGATCGCAGCGCCATCGTAGCGCACGGACTGGCCGACGAACACGGCGTTCGGCTCTGCTGCGAGCCTGAGCATCGCTGCGTTTACCGCAGCCTTAAAAAGCGACGTACTGTCGGCTACCGACATGGGGCCAGGTTCGCTGGTAAGTGTAGCGCGTGATGCGGGACTTGTTGCCAAGCCCCCATGTGATCGCAGTCGGGCTGTTGGTCGCAAGGCCGTTATCCTCAATGACGAAGTTGATCGGAAGGTTGTATCCGTTGGCGAATTTCTCCGCGTCTCGGAATGCCCCGATACTGGCTGTCATATCGCCTACGAAACACCACACCGGCTCGCCTGCCATCGCCACGCCGCAGGCAATCGGCAGAATGCCGCCCACGATTGCGGAGGTGAAGAATCGGTATTTAGGATAATGAAGAAACATGCTCTTCCCGCTGATTATGTCCGCCATCAGCAAATCGGGTGGTACTCCATGTAGGAGTGCATGCAGGTGGCTTCGCCATGTTGAAAAAATCCAAGCGTCACGTGGTACTGCTCTAAAAATATCTATCAGTTCGTTCTCGTTGCCACCAGATAAATGTATCGGCGCTCGTATTTCTCTAGCCTCAAATCTATTCGCTACCTCCGTCTCGAATGCCTTGAGTTCATCTACGGTCATACTCGGATTCGAGGCCGACGGTTCTCGGCCTGCTCCTGTCTTGTAGCCCACCGGCAATTGCTAGGCTCATAATTGCCGTCGTTGTCTATGCGGTCGATGCTCATTCCCTTTGGACGTTCACCCATGTCCGCAAGGAAGTTCTCAGGGAGCCTCCACCGTTCGCAGACGACAATCCCTCGACCACCGTAGTCTCTCCATTGCTTATGTGAACGCTGCCGACAGCGTGCGTGCATGTTCTGCCACGTGATATAAGTCGGAGTCCGATAAAAACCGTGTCGCCAGAAGCGTTCACGGCAGATACAGCCGCAGGATCTAGTCCGGCCACCACGTAATTCACTCCCATCCACTTCCGTCCGTCCACCGCACGCACAAAAACATGACCATCTCGTTCCTTTGCCTGTCGACTCTACGCGTCCGAAAACTGTCAGACGTCCGAAAATTTGCCCAGTCAGTTTGAGTGCCATCATTTAAGTTGCCCCTTAAGTCGTCTGCGGTGAGCAAGCAGTGCCGCCCTGAGTTCATGGCCTATCTCGATCTGCTTTTCCTCGGCCCTCTGTATGTCTAGCCCTCTCTCTGCGCCAAACTCCTTCCACACATCCATGCCGATCTTCTCCGCCGCTTCGCAGGCCGCGAGGATGTTGGGCGACTTGCCGGAGCCTGATAGGGCGATCAGCAGGTCTTCCTTGTCCCCAACGATCCTTACCCACCTAGCGAGAGCCTGATACCAGCCGTAGTCGTTAGCGAACGCGGATAGCGTCGCCGGGTCGATCGTGAAGGCTCGAATCCCGCAGGCTAGGAGGTCATTCACCAGATGACCGGAATTGGAATAGCTTCCGCCGTTTCCAAGGATCAAGACTTTCTTAGCCTTTCTGACTCGCTCGGATAAACTCAATGAGTGCCTCCTTCGTGATGGATTTGCGGTGTCCTACGATCTGGCACTTGAGCGCCCCCGCTGCGTTCCCGATCAGCAGCAAGTCCTGAATGCTTCCCGTCTTTGCCATAGGCGCTGTCACCGCAAAGAAGCAGTCTCCAGCGCCTAGCGTGTCCACTACCCGATCCGTGAATGCTGCGCATGTATGAAATCTCTCCCCGTCATAGCCGACCGCCCCATATACCCCATGAGTGACCACGAACTTGTTGCAGCGTCCGAGAGCGAGCTTGAGGATTACTTCCTGGATGTGGCTGTCCTTATCCTGTGCGGCCAACCGTGCTTCCGGTTCATCCACAACGATGTAGTCGGCGCGTGAATACTTGGTGATGAGGTTGTAGCCTATATTGGCCGAGTTGGTCTGCGCGTTGACCGCGAGGAACCTCGCCGTTTGCAGCATCGGCACTTCTTCTCCCGTAATGAACCCATGCCCGAAGTCCGTCACGACCGTCGCATCGAAGTCCATCATCAGATTCGTTGGCGCAGAGCCCTCTTCCTCGTAATGGACCTCGAATAGCTTGCGCGTATAGACCTTATCCACGAACCGCACTTTGCGCGTGACCTTCGGGCTGCGCCACAGATGCACGCTCTTGCAGAAACTACGAGCGTGATTCGCTGCCGCCTCGACCCCACCACGGAAGGTTTCTTTGTCTTGATAGAGCGTGGAGATCAGATGCTCCTTCGATGACTTCCCAAGCGCGGTGACGTAGTGATACTCGTCAACGATGGTATCGCCCACGAAGCACACGTTGTAATCCTTGACGGACTCGATCAATGCGAGCGCGGATTCGAGGCTCATCGCCAGTGTTCCTTGAGCCAGTCGTGGTCGAGTTCAGTAATGCGTGGGTGTCCGTGAAAGCACACAATGCGGGCGTCCTTTGGAAGCCGTTTGCTGCAATGGAACTTGTAGGAATAGATGCCGTCCACCCAATCGTTGACCTGTGCGATGTCGCGGTTGAGCGTATCCCAGATAAAGGCTTGGTCGCCTATATATGGCGCATGTTCCACGCGCTTGTAATGCGCGATGTAGGCATCGGCCTGGCGCGAGAATTTCGTGTAGACGCCATGCGGGACGTTATCGCCGCTGAACCACATGACGCCCGATCCCACCATGTCGTCGTTCCAGAAACTACGCAGCATCGCAAAATCTGTGTGAATGTTCCTGAAAGCATCAAGTGGCCCCGTAACAATCGTGTCCAGATCGAGGTATAATGTTGGGTTCTGTATCACTCCGGGTCGAAATAACTCCAGCTTCGGCCACCACTTCGGCCAGTCGTGTTCAAGCTTCTCCCCGCACGGTACGTCCATGTCCGAAAGGCAGCGAAAACGGTGCGGTATGGTGAGATTTCGTTTCACCCCGTCGTGGAGCTTGCGCACCCACTCAGCGTCGTAGATGCCGCCAGACTTGCACACGGCGAGAACGTCTAGCACGCGAACCGCTCCAGGCGCTTGAGCAGCCCCGGAAGTTCCTCCGCCTGCCACTTGGCGAAGGCCGCAGCGTCCGTCGCCATATAGGACTGCCCTCGCCACTTGCGGTAGTGGTTGGAATCGAGTTCCACTTCTCCGTCGCGCTTGAGTAGTGCAAGGATCACCACGTTCGGGACGTATTTGACGATGTTGAGGCAGTAGCCGATGTCCTCCCATGCGTCATCGCCCCACAGATGCACCACCTTGTCGAGCCACACCCATCCGACCTCGCGCACCAGATCGCCTGGAAGGCACATGGTTGTCATGCGGCGTCGGTTCGTGCGCGGGTTGATGCGGTTCTTCGTCGTGTTGCACATGGAGATGTACCGCTCGCCAGCTACGGATTCGAGCGTCTTTGACCACTCAGGCGTCACTGGGCGCGACTGATCCGAGAGCAAACCGTAGTGCTTTTCGCTTGGGTAGAGCTGGTATAGCGCGTTCAACGCCCGCTGCATTTCCAGATGCCCATAGCTGTTGTGAACGTGCCAGTGCTTCGGCCACTCGATGTCGTATTCCTGCCCGTCCACCATCACGGCGCATTCAGGAACGTCGCCAGTTAACGTCATGGCCTCGATAGTGGCCTGCATGGCTTTAGGACGGTTTCGGGTTGCCAGTAGCCACACTTCTCAGTTCTTCCGTATTGCTTGCGTAACCGGTAAAGATTTCGTAGGTACCCCTTCTGGTCGGCGGAACATCGCGCAGGATTTCACTCACAACCTCATCCACACGGACATACTTGAACGGGAACAATGTCTCTAGTACGTGCAACTCCTCCCCTCGTGCAAGTCGCGGCATTAGCCGATCTTCGTTGTCTCCTGGACCGTAGACGTTTGCAAGCCGCAGGATAATTAACCTGATTCCATATGAGATGCACATAAGTTCCGCATAGGATTCTGCGGCGCGCTTGGTAAAGCCGTAGACGTTATGCGGTTCCTCGATAGTGCTGGCGAGGATCATCCACTTCGGGCGCAACTCGACGCACTTCGCTGTGAGCAGGATATTCGTCTTCACCGCTTCCACAGGATCGCGCTCCGCATCCACAACACGGCTGACCGCCGCGAGGTGAATGATGCCTTCTACGTTCAGGTTCTTACGCCATGTCCCGCTATGCTTCTCATGCACGAACAACTTGTAGTCCGGGCGCTTCTGCAACTCCGTCATCAGGTGCCTGCCAAGAAATCCCCAGTGTCCGGTGACGAGAATCTTAGTTTTGCGCATAGTTCCTCACTGCACCAATAACTTGTTCCATCGCCCATGCAGGCATGCCCTGATAGATCGGGAGCGATAGTTTGTCGGGGCGGATGTGCGAGTAGCACTCGATGCCTTCCTTCCTCATATGTGCTAGCAACTCAGGACTTCCGCCAATGACGTAGGAACTGTAGGTGTCGAAGTAGTCGCCATCGTCAGGGGGTGTCGGTTTCTGCACCCACCCAGGCAATTCGTGGTCGTATATCCTGGCGATGTTTTGCCGGTCGTTGATCCACTCATCTAGGTATGGCAGTTTCACTCGCAGGATTGCCGCCTGTATCTCATCCAATCGGCTATTCACGCCATTGAGTCCGCCGTGATTGCGCCGACTTCGGATGCGATCAGACAAGCCAGTATCGGATGTCGCCACGAATCCGCCATCGCCTCCGGCCCCGAGTATCTTCAAAGGGTGGACAGAAAAGCAGCCCGCGAATCCAATGGTCCCAGCCTTGCGGCCCTTGTATTGCGCCCCTATTGCTTGGCAGGCGTCCTCGATGACGAGCACTCCTTCAGGCACTGGGACATGACATACGCGCCCGTTCATGTGAATGGGGACGATGGCCGCTGTCCTGTCGCCTATGCCGTTCTCCACATAGGAGATGATGTGTCCTGCATTCCTGATGGCGTTGTGGGTGGAATGGTGCGTGTAATGGCTCGTTGTCACGAACGAGGCAGGCGGAAGCGGCATCTCGGATAGCGTGAGGAACAAGGCGTCATAGCCGCTACCCACCGCGACGACATGCTTGACTCCGAGATAGCGCGCCATGTCGTGCTCGAAGCGTTCCGTCTCAGGCCCGTTGACGTAGCGCCCGGAGGCTAATACCCGGCGCACCGCTGGGTCGATCTCGTTATGCAGTTGGCGGTACTGCGCTACCAGATCAATGTACGGGACGCGCCACATCAGTCAAACATCCGTTGCTGTCTCTGCGCGTTCTTGATGCGCTCGCAGGCAAAACCGGCGAAGTATGTTTCATTCAGTTCGATGCCGACGAAGGCGCGTCCGTGCTTCAATGCGACCTCGCCAGCGGTGCCGCTTCCCATGAATGGGTCTAGCACAACGCCACCAGCAGACGCCCCGGCGAGAATGCAAGGTTCAATCAACGTTGGCGGGAAGGTGGCGAAATGGGCGTCCTTGAACGAAGCAGTAGGGACTGTCCAGACCGACCGCTTGTTGCGTTTTCCGCCGCCCAACTGTTGCAATTCTTCCTTAGTTTTGTTGGGCGCTAAGTTTGCGGCACCAACGAGTGCCTTTGTATTTTTCTGATCTCCCCACCTTTCCAAGGCGGCATCCTCCGCAATGGCGATTGCGTCGAAGTAGTACCGCTCGCTTTTAGCGAGCAGGAACAGATAATCGTGCGCCTTCGTGCAGCGGTCGCGCACCGATTCGGGCATCGGGTTCGGCTTCGCCCAGATGATGTCTTGCCGCAGATACCAGCCATCGGCTTGCAGGGCGAAGGCGACGCGCCAGGGGATGCCTACAAGGTCTTTTGGCTTGATTACATCGTGGTTGCCGTCCTGTGGTCGCAGCGACGATATGAGTGTGCCACCGGATTGAACAAAGCCGCGCTCTGCCGCATTGCCCAAGGCCTTG